CCCGTTCGGCGCGCGCGAGTCGGATAGGCGCGCGTCGTTGCCGATGCAGACCGTCGAGCCCGTCGCGCCTGTGGCAATTTGCGTCGGCGTGAACTGACCGCTCGTGATCACTGCGGCGTTGTGATCGTGCGCGGTCAGTGAGAACACACCCGATGAGAATGTGGCGATCGAGCCGAGACCCATCGCGGTGCGTTGATCCGCTGCCGTCGCTGCGGTGAGCACCGATCGCCCCTGCGAGGTCGAGTCGCTGATTGCCGAAGCTGGGTGGGTGTGCGCGACCGCGGTACGAGCGTCGGTGAGGCGCGTGTCGTTTCCTTTGACAACCTGGCCGACGCCCGCATCTCCGCTCGCAGGGACATTGAGATAGCCCGCAGTTCCGATGGTTCCGATCGCCGCGACTGAGGCCTGGAGCGCCGCGATGTCGGTTCCATCCTGCGCCAGAGCTGCCGTGAGTCCCGTGATGTCGCCCTGCGCGTGGGTGTGCGTCGCCGCGGCGAATGTGCCTGTGCCGAGCACCGACACGAATTGCGTCCCGTTGTGGATCAGCGTGTAGCCAGTCGTTGCGGTTGTCACCGAGACATCGCTGAGGCCATCGAGATTCGTGGCGCCGACGCCGCCAGTGATCCCGCTCACGGTGACCTCATAGATCACAGGGTTCACAGTGATGGTGCTCATCGCGTGACCTCTGGGCTCACGCTGTAGGCGCCTTCGAGAATGCGATACACCACGCCGCCAGGCGACTCCGCTTCAAGGTCATAGACCCCGCTCGACGGTGCAGGCAGGAGCGCCGTATTGATGGCGCTGATCGTGACCGTGATCACGCTGTTCGTAGCGGGTGCAGTCGTGATCGTGACATTCGTCGACGAATTCAGGACGATCGTGGACGAGGCGTGTGAGCTGCGGCCCTGCATCCGCATCGTGTAGCCGGTGAGGTTCAGCGCGTTGCGCGTGATGGTGAGCACATAGGTGGCGCCCTGATCTATGGAAATGTCGTAGTTTCCTGCCATCAACAAGCTCCATCGATCGCCTGGGTATTCAGAATTAGCCACATCATGTTGCCATCGCTCACACGCTGCGGAACGACCCAAACCGCGGTATTTGTGGGAATCACCACAGGATTGAAACCCGCGGGGATTGTCGAGACAGTCACGCCGTAGCCGACTGTGAGCCCGTTCGACATTTCAGACATCGACAGCGCGGAGCCCTCGATGCCGTACTGCTTGGCGGCGGGGATGTAGGTGGGGGCGATGCCGATCTCGCATTCCACCCAGGTGTACAGCCATCGCTTGACGGCACCGCTGATCGCCGTCGCGCCTGTGATCCGCGCCAGACATCCGTGGATCACGGGGATGCCATCGAGGTCGCGCGTGGCGCGATCTATGCCCGCATTCCGGCGGTAGTCGATTCCGAGGCGACCGGCCATCAGTACCAAAGTCCTTTGTATGCCTGGAACTTCTGCGACAGGCCGAGATCGCCATCGGGCCAGATGTCGTTGAAATCGACGCTGTCGCGGTATTCCCGCGTCCACCGCACATCGTAGTAGCGGTTCAGAATCATCCTGGGCTTGCCGTCTGGCATCAGCTCAGGCTCCTGGCTGTGGAACGAATACTCGTCCCAGGTGAGGTCGAGCACGAGTTCCCAGTACTCGCCCTCGAGGTGGGAAATGCTCACGCCGTCGCAAATCATGGAGCCGACTTCACAGCCGAAAAAAACCGCGCTGTTGCGCCTGCCTGTGTAGGCGAGACCGATCTGCGAAACAGCTTGCAGCGCCAACGATTCCGCGTCGATGTACATCCGCAGCTTAAATGACATCTGACGGATGTCGATGTCGGCGACCAGCTGAGTCCCGCCGATGTCCGCAGTGGAACGGTCGACGGTTGCGACTGGCGGCGTGACAGTGTTGCCTGAGATGCTGAGGCGGAACGCCTTGCTCGCGCGCGTCCTGAGCGTTGGCATGATCATGGCAGGCAGGAGCAGAGCGTCAGCGCTGATGGTCGTGGCGCTCGTGAGCAGTTCGGTGGTGCGCCCGAGACCTTTTGCGCTGCCGCCCTTGGCGAACCAGTAGCGCCCCGTGTAGTTCAGGGTGGCGACTAGGCCGAGGCCCGACTTCGCCCACGAGATATCGCGGAGCAGGCAGTTCTCTTGCCAGGTGGTGCCAGTGCCGCCGACCTTCGTGTACATCGCGCCCACGCGACCGATCGCGGCCTCCGCCAGGATCATTTCCGTTTTGTCGAAATCGACATCGAGGCCAGGGGTGATCGATGAAATGTGCCACGCCTCAGTCACGCGGTTTACGCCCCAGATGTCGGCTTCCGCCATCGTGAGCTGGATTCGGTTGGCCAGAAAACTCGTGGTAGTTCTCAACTGGTGATCTCCCTGATGTATTTGCCTTGCTGCGTGAACTGACGGTTCTGCTGAATCAGTTCCTCTTTGGTCGCATACGCCTGGGCGCCGCCCTGCGATGCCGATGTCGCGATATCCGCCTCGCGGATGCTGCCCTCGACGCCCTTGCCGCCCAATATTCCGCCGCTGAACGCGACCACCGATTTCACGCCTTCCATCGTGCTCTGACCCCAGTCTTGGAGGAATCCGATCACGCCGCCGGTTTGGCCCTCTGTGCCCATCGAGGCGCCGAGGAATGTGTCCATCAGAGAACCGCCGCCACTCATCTCGTTGCCCTTCATTTTTTCTTCTTGCCCCATCAGACGCGAGGCGGAAATCACATTCAGACCCGACTCGCGCGTGTCGGCCATGTCGTTGAATTCGCGCATGACATTGCTGCCTGACTTCACGCTCGCGTTGAATTCGGCCATGATCTTGTTAGCGGTGCCGATCACGAATTCGCCTGCTTTGTAGACGCCCTGGAGCGCCGCGCCTGCTTGACCGAGTCCGCCGATGCCGAGACCGCTGCCGAGCGCCGAGCCGACTGCGTTGCCGAGCCCTGCCTTTCCGCCGCCGAGACCGATCACGCCCGCGGCGCCCTTGCCGACATTCGCCATGTCACGCTTGAAATTCTTGCTGTTCAGCTTCAAATCGACATTGAGCGTCGGGAGTTTCATCGTGTTGTCGCCTCAGTGATCGCGGCCCAAATGTATGCCATGAGTTTCGGCGCGTTTGCCGTTTGCGCGCGCATCGTCGCGAATGTTCCCCGGTGGTACAGGCCGACGCCGCGATGGTTCTGGCCGCGTTTCCACGCGCGCCCGAGGTTCTTGCCCTTGTTCCTGTTCTCGCGCCCAGCTGGCCACGAGTGGTAGCCCGCTTCCGTGAAATGGGATCGCCATCCCGCGCCCGCGCCATCCCACTGCGCGTGCTTCGATCGATCGCCATCGTCGGTCGACTTCTTGCCGAGAGTTTTGTAGCCGACGGCTCCCCACAGGATTCCGCCGTAGTTTTTGGATTTCTGCGACAGCGCGCGGCGAGAGGCGCCCGACGCGAGCGGCGTGAGCGCCGAGGCCGATCGGATCACATCGTCGTTAAACCGCTTGATCGACACTTTGAGGATCTTGTCCTGGATCACGACGGCGAGTTTCGCCATCTCCATCGACAGGCGCTCAGCGTCGGCTTTAGAGATCACCAGGGTGAGAGGATCGTTTGAGGGCATCGAGTTTCTTCTTTATGCCTGCCCAGTCAGGTAGATCCAATTCGATGACAAGCTCCAGGATGGAGCGTTCCCAGGGCGGCGCCGATCGTGACTTCAGGACGCGCGCCAGCACCGTGCGCGCGGCCTGGCCTAGTCCCGTCCCTCGTTGTACAGACCTTCGATGGCCACGATCGCAGGCGCCGCGATGTGCGCGGGGCACTGTTTGGCGTCGTCGAGCGTGAAAAACACTGGCAGGCCGAGATCATCGAGTAGATGACGATGCAACAGCCAGGCGCGCCCCTCCGCCGGATTTTTGGCGTTGATGTCAATGGCCTCGATGAGGTCCATGATCGTGGGGCGCGCGAGCTGGAGCGGGAAGCCGTCGATGGTGATCTCGACAGGCTTCAAACGCAGGATGTCACGGATATCAGGCAATGCCGACCGCCCCGCTGAACTGAATGCTGAAATCGCTTTTGACCACATCAGCGACGGCAACATTGGTGACGAAGCTGGTCACATAGGCCACAGGCACCGTGTAGGTCGCGCCACTGTGCAGCGTAAACACGAGCGCGACAGGGGTTCCCAGGTTCACAGCAGCTTCAAGCGCCGCGACTTGCGCGTTGCCTTGATCGTAGAAGATCGACCCCGACGCAGTGCCCGTCTTGATTGCGGGGCTGAATTTGCGATCGATGTTCCCGATTTCGGTGACATCGACGGTTTCGAGCGTCAGGGTCACACTCGCAGTAATGATGCCTGGGAGTGCGGTTGCTCCGACCGTGAGCACGAAAGCAGATGTGTTGTAGACAGCCATGATTTATTCCCAGAACACGGATGCGGACAAGGTGAACGATGCGGGCTCCTGCTCGTCAGAGAGTCCCGAGACAGGCGGCGAAAGTGTGGTGGATTCGACCACCCAGGCTCGAAAGTTGAGCGCCGAGTAGGTTCCTGAAACGAGCGCGTTGCGGATCATTGTTTCGAGGTCTGCGGCGTCGAGCGTCTGCACGGCAATAGCGGTGAATCTCACGGTCGACTGGTTCAGCGAGCTCAGCGCCGCGCGCGTGGTGGTCTCGATCTCGAAGGTGAGCGCGGGGAGCGGAGAGTCCTGGAGCCGGTAGGCGTGAGTGATCTGAGCGTCGGCGACACCAGAAGAGATGTTCGCGGCGAGCATCGCGCGAACCGCTTGTTCGATGCCCGCCATTAGTTGATCTCCTCAGCCAGGATCACGGCCTCTTTGTAGTCGTTCTCGCGGTTGATGATCGATTGAATGCGGAGCGTGCGCCCGTCGACGATGATGCGGTCGACTTCGCTGATGCCGAGCATTTCAACGGTCTGCCAACGACATCGCACCTCGAACGATCGCTTCACGATGACCCCGTCGGCGTATGGCTGTTCAATCACCGACATCGGCATCAATTCGCAGCGAAAGAACGCACCTGGATCAAATGCGGGCTCGCGGAGACCCAGTGCATCGCGGCGAGTGCTCGCGAGTGACGCCTGAGCGCGACGCCAGAATCGTCCGTGCGCGGTTCTCATCGGAGCATCGACCTCGTCGAGATGATGTCCAGGATGTACTCGAGCGAGAGCGGTGCCGACGAAATCGAGACAGCGTCTGCGGCGTTCGGGTTTTGGTACCAGTATCCGATGAGCGCGAGCGCGGCCATCGTGACCTCGTTCGGGATCACCGAATAGCCTGCGGTGTAGGTCACGACCGGCTGAGTGTTTTTGTAGATCGTCGGGTTGGCGCTGAACCGCAGAATCGGGAACGATCCCTCCGACAGGTCGAGCCAGTAGTCGGTCGCAGGCATCGTCGTCGCGGCGTTCAGCGAATCGTAGTAGACGACACTGGTGAGGCTCACGAACGGGAATCCCGTGATCATGGCGTCCTTCCACGATGCCAGGTACTGCGTGCGAGTGCCTGGAGTAAGTAGCAACTGAGTCCGGCGCTCGATCAGCGAGATCGCGGTCTCGCGCAGGCGAATCAATGCTGCATCATCGTCATCGAAGTCGATGCGCAGCGTTGACTTGATCTGGCTTAGAGGAATCGTCATGGAAAGGAGCCGATTGGATTTCTCCGATCGGCCCCAAAATGCGAGCCCGAAGGCGCGCGAAAAGGCTTAGGCACAGATCGTCGCGAACGCTTCCTTCTGCATCACGCGCGAATCAGTGCGCGAGTACATGTAGAGCGTGGTCTGTCCACTCAACGCCGCGGAGTACGGGTCGATGAGCGAGGTGATTCCAGTGCGGTCGAAGATTTCGAAGTAACTGAAATCGCCGATCACGCACAAGACATCGCCTTCGGCGAGAACGCCAGCGGATCCCGATCCGAGCGCGTTGGTGTCGTTCGGCAGGAACTGCGACAGCGCGTACGGAACTCCGTAAATCGTGGCAGGCAGTCCAACCGTCATTTGTCCGGCGCCGGTGTTGTTCGGCGAAAAGATAAAGTCGCCGTTCGTCGTCTTGAGCTTGCGGACAGTCTTCAAAACTGCGTCAGACATCAGCCACGAGAACTTCGGCGAGGTTCGGTACGGGACAGGCACTAGGTGGTAGGTATCGATGATGTTGTCGGCAGTGATCGCCGCAACAGTTCCGACCGATGCCAGGTTGGTTTTCTGAGTGATCAGCGCGTTCAGCGCGATGCCTTGCGGGTCGCTGGAGCCGTCACCCATCGTGAACTGTTCGTCGTGCTTCAGTGCCATCGATTGCGCGCACTTGCGCGCGACATAGTCCATGCCGCTGCCGATGCCACCGCTACCGATGGCGTCCTCGAGGAATTCCTGCGACATCTTGACCGGCGTGACATACTTGGTGTACGCCACAGCGATCTGAGTGCCGA